GAGAAACATAAATAATTTATTACATAATATACAATGAAAGATTTATAAAGTTTTAAAATATATTTTAGGAGGTAAAGGTAAAATGGGACAAAACACAAGATTATTTGCAAAGCAAATTACTGTAGGGAGTGTGGCTGTAGCTGTAGCATTTCCACAGAAAATGAATGAGATTAGGATTGAAAATACTTCTTCATTTCAGATTAGAGCTAATACTGATGCAGGGTTAAATTCTGGAGCGCCAACTGCTGGTTCAAGTGTATATATTGGGAGTAATGCTCATATTGATTTACCGATTGTTTGTAGTAGTGTAACTTGTATTAGTTCAACAGGTTCATCTGCTGCTGGAATTAATGTAATAGGACTTGGTTAAAAGGGGTGATATGTATGGAAGATAAAACTCAAGAAAAAGATGTCAAGCGTGATGAGAAGGGTAGAATTATAGTTGCTGAGAATGTGCCTATAATTATAACAGCTGATATTAAGGTAGAAAGATGATTGCTAAAAAGATAAGAGTATCAGGAATAGCTATTAGGCCAGGATTAAGTAAGAATGGTATTTTATATACTGCTGAAGAGCTTAGAGATTTTATTCCGAGTATGTTTGGTAAGCCTATTTTGAAAGATCATAATTCTACTGTAGATAATACTGTTGGATTAGTTGAATCTGCTTATGATACTGGGGGATCTGTTGTTGGATATAAAGGTTGGGTTAAAGAAGATGGAACAGGTTTGATTGAAAGAATAGATGATGGTAGGATCAAGGAAGTTAGTATAGGTGCTTTTGTTAGTAAATTAGTGAAAGAGAATGATGATGATGAGCATTTAATAGCTATTGGTTTAGAGGGGATGGAATTAAGTCTTACGCCTACTCCTGCTGTTAAGGGAACAAGTTTACAGAAAAGTTTAGAGAGTATTCAAAAGAATAAGCTCGATAAGAGTGTTCCGGTATTGGCTATTGCTGAAAACACTAAACTTTTTGTTGAAAATAGTCAAATAAATAGTAAGGAGGAAAAGGAAATGTCGGAAGAAGAACTTAAACCGGAAGAGGAAGAGAAGAAGGAAGAGCCTGAAGCTACTCCAGAAGCAGAAGAACCTAAAGCTGAAGAAGAAAAAGAAGCTGAAGAACCTGAAGCAGAACCGGAAAAGAAAGAAGATACAGCTACCGAATCTACAGTTAAAATCAAAGTTGATTCATCTGATTTGGATAAGGCGTTGGCTAAAGCTGAAAAGCTTGGTAAGATTACAGAGGATCTTAATAAAAAAGAAGTGAAAGAAACAAAGACAAAGGGTAAAGTTGTTAAGGAACAAGACACAGCTGAAGCTCAAAAAGATGCAGAGGGTGAATATACTTTAGAAGAATCAAATAGTGGGTTTTCTCTATGGAAGCAACCTAAAGCTGATGGGAGGTTAATGTAAAATGGCAGTTAATCCAGTAGGATATGTTTCGCCTCTTGATGGTGGAAATCCGAGAATAATAACAGCGATTGCTTCCGAAGTAATTTCAGGAGGACAATTATGTCACTCATCTGGGGCAGCTGATTGTGTATCAAGTGGTATAAATTCTTATGCGACTTCTGATATAACAGTAGCAACAGGAGCAAGTGGAGCTAAGTTTAATGGAGTAGCTATTCAGGCAGCGGCAAGTGGTGGTGCAGTAGGATTAGCAACTCGAGGACTTGTTTTAATGAGAGCAGGTGGAACAATAGTCAATGGACAGGCAGTAGCAGCAAATGGAGCTGACGATGTATTACCGTTAGCATCCACATCTGGAGCGGATGTTCCTGTAATGCTTACAGCTGGAATATTAGCTAAGATGGGTAGAGCTTGGACTAACGCAACATCAGGCAATTATGCACTGATAGAAATAACCCCATAGGTGATGAAGATGGATATAAAAGAAAAATATGTTCAGGAGCTAATAGATACTGGTGACGGAACACAAGGACAGTTGTTAATACCGAGAAAGATACACGATACACTTATTGCAGAAGTTGAAAAAACTCTGATACCAAGAAGCGAGGCGGCTATTTATGTAGGTCCGGCTATGTGTCCTGGAAGTTCTTATGATGTTGATACAGAAGATGAGAACGCAATGAATGTTAGACTAACTGCTGAAGGAGCAGAAATAGTATTAGATGGTGATGAGTATTCATCAACTAATATTAAGCCTCTGAAGTATGGTGTAGCTATAAGGATAACAAAAGAGATGCAGGAAGATAGTAAATTTCCTCTTTTACAAAGGAATATTGCTAAGGCAGGTAAAAAGTTAGCTGAGAATGAGACAAATCTTATTTTGACAGCACTTCAAGCTTGTACTAATAATATTTCAGGTGGAGCGGCGATAACTATTGCAAACATTACAAGAGCTATGCAGTATCTTGACGACAATGATTATGAAGGAACAACTTTGTTTGTTGGAATGGAAGTATTGAATGATCTTAGGAATATTGATACTTTTGTTGAAGCGAATAAGGTTGGTAATACAGAAATGCTTACAAGTGGTTTCTTAGGAACAATCTTTGGCCTTAATGTATTGAAATTCAGTACTAATGCGGCACCTTCAAGTACATACGCAAAATATGCTTATGTAACTGATAAGGATAATGCTTATGTGCTTGTTGAGAAAAGACCTGTAACAGTTGAGAATTTTGAACTGCCTACCTTTGATATGAGTGGAGCTTGTATTACTTGTAGAATTGCAGTTGCTCTTTTAAGAGATAATGCTGTAGCAAGAATATCAACAAGTTAAATCTTGTTGTATTTTTTATTTTTTCCTTTTTTGGAACGGGTTTGAAATCCGAATGGCCAGTAGTATGCTGGTATTAGAATTGCTCTAATGAGTAGGAGATGAAAACAAAATGAAAGATGGATTAAGAAGAAGAAATTATAATGTTAAAAATCTTAATGTTTCAGGTCAGGCGACTGGAAATATTAATAATCCTGTTATGACTAACTCTAATGTTTGGTATGTTGATGGAGATATAGATGCTTCAGGGGATGGAACTACTTGGACTGAAGCGTTTAAAACAATAACTGAAGCGTTAGCAATAGTTGATAATGATGATATTGTTTATGTTATGGCGAAGAAAATAGAAGATTATACTGGAGATCCTACAAGTTATGCTGAGACACTTACTATTCCTTTTGGTGCGGCTGGAATGGCTTTAATAGGAGTTAGTCGAGGGCTTACTCAAGGTGGATTGCCTCAAATCAAGATAGGTGCTGGGGCAGTTCCAATGCTTAAAGTTCAAGGGCCTGGATGTATAATAGCTAATATTGGTTTCAATGGTGCTGGTTCAACTGGTGGTGGAATATTATTAGATGATGATTATACAACTAAATCTGCTTTTGGAACTACAATAATGGGATGTCATTTCAAGAATTGTAAAGTTACAACTAAACACGCAGAAACAGGTGGAGCTATTTATACAACTTCTGCTGGAAACGCTTGGCAAGTTACTATTGTTGGAAATCATTTCTATAAGAATGAAGCTGATATTGTTTTAGTAGGTACGAGTAATACTCAACCTCAAGATTGGTTAATAGCTGATAACTTATTTTCTGGACCTGCGGCAAATGTAGATTGTAATTTATATCTTGCAGGTGGAAGTGGGATTAATGGAGTAGTTATTGATAATAATATATTCCCTTGTGATCCTGCTATTGCTTCAGGAGCTAATGCGATAAATTGTGAATTGACTGGATGTGTTGGAGTTTATTCCAGAAATATGCATGGATTTACAGGATTAACTTTAGGGGATGGAACAGTAACAGCTGGAGTTATTCCAACTACTGTATGGATGATAGATAATTATCAAGAAGATGCTATCATTACAAGAACAAGTTAGGTGATCAAAGATGTCAGATAAGATAAAGAAATTTCATTGTATTGAATGTGCAGGATTTGCTAAAGCAAAGGGAGAAGAATGTTCTACTTGTGATGGTGAAGGTAACATAAAGAAAAAAGTAAAGAAATAAATTTATAATTAAGGAGGTCTAAAATGACAACAGGAAGTACAGTTAAAGGAATGGTTGCTGGGATGCAGAAGCATTTAGGCGGTGCAGATATAATGTTTGTAGTCGGAGATCCTGATGGGGTTGTTAATCCGGTTCAGGAAAATTCAAGTCCGAGTGGTGGAGTTGTTGCGTTTGATACTGATGATAATCAGTTATATTTCAACGAAACAGGAAGCACTTGGTATAAGCTTGGAAGTGTGGCTTAAGATGAATAATAGAGAATTTATTGAAAGCAAGAGAACTGATGGTTTGTTTACTAAGACTGATTTGATGGATTTGAATAAGATTCAACAAGTTATGATCTTAAAGGAAGATATTGGTTTAACAGATAAAGATTTAGATCTGTTAAAGAATGAATCTGTTAGGGTGAAAAAGATTTTACAATTACAGAAGAAGGTTGTTGCTGAAAATAAAGTGAAGCAAGAAGAAACTTTGAAAGTTGTTAAAGGGGAGATTTGTAGCAGGTGCAATTCTGTTATGAAATTAACTGGAGGCGGTCCTTCAGGTCACGATTATCATTGTGATAAGTGTGGTTTAAATACTACAAAGTAAAATACCAAGCGAGGTAAAAGATGGCTATATGGAATTTAGGTAGCGTAGCTACAGAAATACATACACTTGTAACTGTTCCGGCTGGAATAAGTGGTGCACCGTTGTTAAGAATAGTAGATAGACGTAGGGTTTATTGCGAGGATTTTCTAAATTCAACTATTGGTAGTAATTCTATTGAAACTAAATATCACGATCCTCTGATTAAGTTTGGTATAGCTGATGTTTTAGATTATACTGAAGATGATTCATCAAGTCAAGATTCAGAATATGCTTTGGGAGAGTTTAAGGTTAAGAAAAGCAGTCCTTCAAGTGAGGCTATTGCTCTTTGGGAAGATAAAGGAATTAAGGCTCTTAAAGAATTAAGGGGAAGGTATCACAATTATCAGAGTTGGTAAATTATGACTTCAAAATTAGTAGATGATATTTCGGCTGATGTAACTAAAATACTTAGTTATGGGGATCAAGTTAGGATTAAGTTATATACTGGGAGTGTTGCTTTGGCTGATTATGATGATGCTCAGGTGCTTACTCAGAGTGGGAGTGATATATGGGCAAGTGGTTTGAATATGCCAGTGAAGGCTTCTTGGGGAAGTAGAGAAGCTGTCCTTATGGAGAATGGTAAGCTTACAACTAATGATAAGAAAATCTTTGTTGCTGGAACTGTTGAAACAGGAAAGATAATGAAGATCGGTTTGGGAAGTCCGGTAGTAGAAGAATATAGTTTGATTCCGGAAGGGGTGACTTGTTATCCTGCTTATGGAACTCCTGCTTATAAAAAGATGTATTGTAGGTTTTTGCCGACTGGAAGTTTAATAAATGAATAGGTGATAATATGAAAGTTGAAATAAAATATGTGGGAAGAAATCAACCGGAAGGTGTGGTTAAGAAAGTTCAGGAAGATTTGGCTAAAGGATTAGTAGCTGGAGGAGATTGGGAATATGCCAAAGCAGATAGTGGAAGTAAAAGGAATAAGCCAAGCAGTAAGCTTCCTGATAGCACAGCAGATATTGAAGTCGAAAGGAGCGAATAAAGCTATTCACGATGCTGGGTTTGTTGTTGAAGCTGAGGTTAAGGCAAGTATTGCAGGTCAAAGAGCAGAGCCTACAAGTGTAGATACTGGTCAATTTTTGAATAGTGTAAAAACAGATAATAGTAAAAAGATGCAGTCAATGGTAAGTTCGGATGTTCCTCAATCTTTATTTATGGAATTTGGAACTTCAAGAATTACTGAAAGGAGGCATTTTAGAAACTCAAAGGAAAGGAAAAAACAGAAAATAAATACAATGATTAAAGAGGCAATTAAATAAATGGCTGTTCAGGAAATAGTGGGAAGTGTTTTTTTATCAGATGGAATACTTTTTGTTAGGGATAGTTTGAGGGCTAATATTGGGGATCCTGGAAGTAGGGGTGATCCAGCTCAGTTTATTTTTACTTCTTATCCGAAAGTTAGTGTTAAATATCCAATTATCACAGTCAAAGATTCAGGAATTAGTAATATAAGAAGGTTAGGGATGGGGTGTGAACAAACTGCTATGGATATGGCTTTTGAAGTGAGGGTATGGGCGAGGAATGTTAAGGAAAGAGATATTTTAACTCAGGAAGTCTTTTATCATTTTCAAAGTAATCAGTTTGGTTCTGGATCTGAGACAGCGAATGTTGGTTTGCACGATTTCAATATGTCGAGTATGGTTAATGTTGATGATCCTGGAGAGCAGGGTTTGAAAAGTAAAGTAATGGAATATAATTACTTATATATAAATCAGTAGAAGGAGGAAAAGAAAAATGGTATTAAATAACTATATGGGTGATGAAAACGCTGTATGTTTCCTATATGAATCTGGAGCTTATGCAAGTACTTCAGGAACAGGACAGCCAGTAGGGTTGGTTAGCGATCACGCATTAAAAGAAGTAGAAAATAATGAAGGTAAGAGGTATTTATGTGGTAATTCACGGAATGTTTCTCAGTTTGTTAAGACAGTTCAGGATGTTACTGGAACATTAACTTATAATCCTCAGGATTGGAAGATGTTGGCGTTTGCATTAGGAAGTAATGTTGATGGTGGGAGTCCGAGTCCGTATTCTCATACAATGACTGAAGTGGCCTCTTATGAGCCTAATTATAGTGTTGCGAGTGGGGTGCTTCAAGCATTTACAATAGAAGATAGTAAAAAAGGAGCTTCTGTTGCTGATAGTGGAGTTAATTTTGTAAGGTCAGTAAATGGTTGTATGGTTGATGTGTTTAAGTTATCTGCAAGTGAAGGAGACTTAATAGAATGTTCTGTTGATTACTTAGCACAAAGTGTTGCTAAGAGTTCAGGTGCTATAACTGCTTCAACAAATATGACTACAACGCCTTTTATTGCTGCTGGAGTAATGGTTAATGTTCCGAGTGGGACTTTAGTTAAGGGAGTTAAATCAGTTGATTTTGAGCTGAATAATAATTTGAATGGGCCTCATCACTTAACTGGAAGTAAAGTAATTTCTTTACCTCAGCTTGGTAATAGGGATTATAAGCTTGATATTACAGCTGATATGGATGAGACAGATGCTAAAGAATTTTATGATCAGTATTTCAAAGGAGGAAGTGTTTTCAATAGTGATGTTGTTATTATTGATGTCGCTTCTAATGTTGGAAGTAGGGGGTTAATCCTTACTTGTAGTGGTTGTGAAGTTGTGGATATGGATATTCCAAGTCCTAATGAGGGGGTTCAGGAAATAACAATTAATGTTGTGCCTGAATCTTGTAGTGCTGTGGTGAATGATGCAATAGAAAAATATAATGGATGGTAATGTTTATATTTCCCTCTGCTGAGGGATTTATATTAGAACCAAGCGAGGTAAGAAATATGGGAATGTTAGATAAAGAAACTTCTTTGTTTAAAAGAGATGAGAATGGGAATTTAATAGCGAGGACTGTAACTCTGGAACTTTTAAATGATAAGCCTGAAATAAAAATTACTCCAATGTTGAGGGGAGAGATACAACGATTAATGAGTGAGTTAAAAGGTGGAGAAACCAATAAACAACAAGATGAACAGATAATTATGGAGCATTGTAAAGAACCAATATATACTAAAGCAGAATCTTCAGATATAAAACCTAAGATTGCAGGTGCTATTGTTACAGCAATTTTGGCGGCAAGTTTAGATATAACTCAGAAAAAATTAGAAGAATCTTCTAAAGCTGAAATGATTAAACAATCTGATATGTTATCAAAAAAAGATTAAAAAACGATATTCAGGTATATGATTTTTTGCATACAAGAGGGTATGATTTTTTCAATTTGCCTAAGCTGACAAATCAAGAAGTTAATATTTTACTTGAAGCTTATAATATCAAAGCAAAAGCTGATAAGAAAGCAGCGGATAAAGCGAAAAGAGATGCTAATAGAAATAAAAACAGGAGGAGATGAATGGTTAGTTTAGGTGGTGCAGTAGCAGGTGGGGCTGTTGTTAATATAATCATAAGAGGAGTAGATCAGTTTAGTTCTACTTTTGCTTCTGCTGGTGCTAAGATGAAGGGTGTTGGAAAATTAGCTATGGTTGGTGGAGCTACTATTGCAGGTGGTCTTGGTTTAGCTGTTAAGGAAGCTATCTCTTTTGAATCTGCTTTTACTGGTGTTGAGAAAACTGTTAATTTAAGTGCTGATGAATTTGAGGATCTTAAAAATAGGTTTAAGGATTTAACAACTGAAGTGCCAAAGAGTTTTCAAGAGCTTTCTGCTATTGGAGAAATTGCAGGTCAGTTAGGTGTTGAAGGTGTTGATAATATTGAGCTATTTACTAAGACTGTTTCTATGATTTCAGATACTACAAATCTTACTGCTGAGGAGGCGGCTACTGATTTTGCGAGACTTGCTAATATTATGGGGAGTGATATTTCTGAAGTTGAAAAATATGGTTCGGCAGTAGTTGGTTTAGGAAATAATTTTGCGACTAATGAGTCTGATATTTTAGGAATGACTATGAGGATTGCAGGTGCGGGTAAGACTATTGGATTATCTGAGGATCAGTTGTTCGGTTATGCTACTGCTATGAGTTCGGTTGGTATTCAAGCTGAGATGGGTGGTTCTGCTTTTTCAAAAATGATGGTTATAATGGGTAAGGCAACAGCTTCAACTTCTGGAGAAGTTATTGATAATACTAAAGAGATGGAAGAAAGTACAGTTGCCATTAGTGATTTAGAAACTAAGTTATCTATTGCTCGGCAAAAGATGGAAGAGTGGGGAGATACTACAAAAGAATCTACTCGGATGGCTGGAGTTGCTAATATAGATAAACTTAATGAAAAACTTGAATTAGAAAAATCTACTTTAGAAGCTTTATCTGAAACTCAAGGACAAACTGCAGAAGAAGGTGCGGCTAAATTAGAATCATTTGCTGCTATTGCTGGAGTAAGCGCTGAAGAGTTTGCTAAAGTGTTTGAAGATGATGCTTCTGGTGCTATTCAGATGTTTATTAATGGTTTGGGAGATATGAAAGATGGTGGTGAGGATGTATTTTCTGCTTTAGACTCTGTTGATCTGGGTGGGATTAGAACTATGGATACTTTTTTGAGATTGGCTGGAGCTTCAGGTGTTGTTAATGATGCCTTGGCTGTAAGTGCTGAGGAAACAGAAAAGAATACTGCTTTGACTGAGGAAGCTCAGAAAAGATATGATGATTTTGCTGAACAACTTATTATGGTTAAAAATGAATTTATGAATATGGCTGCTGAAATTGGTAATGTTTTAATTCCTCTTATGCAAGATTATTTAATTCCAGCTATTTCAAAGATTACTGAATGGTTTAGTGGTTTGAGTGAAGGTCAGAAGAAATGGATGGTTATTGGAACTGCTTTAGCTGCTGTTTTATTGGTTGTTGTTGGGGCTTTATTACTTATTATTCCAGCTATTTATTCAACTGTTGTTGCAGTTATGGCTATGAATATAGCTCTTGGGCCTATTATTTTAGTGATATTAGCTATTGCTTTAGTGATAGGTATAGTGATAGGGATATTTCTTAGATGGACTGAGATAGTTGAATTTGCTAAAGTGATGTTTAGTATATTTTTAAATTATTTAAAACTCTGGGCTGTTTATTTTAAAGTAGTATGGGAGGGGGTGAAGCTGGTATTTGCAACTTTATGGAATACTATAATCACTATTGCAGAAGGTGCTGTGAATCAATTAATTAAAGTTCTTGATCCTTTCTTAACTTTTTATAATTTTGTTCAGAAGAAACTGGGGAAAGATCCTCTTGTTTTAAAGGCAGATTTTTCTGGTGCTATGATTGATACTGATGCTATGAAAGAGAATATTAAAGATTTGGGCTTAGAAGCTGTTACTTTAGTTAAGGATAGTATTGATTTGGGTAAGAAAGGATTTGGAGAGTTTAAAGAGATTTTTACTGGGAATCCTGAAGAAGAAAAAACTATGACTCCAGAAGAAAAGGCAAGTAGTATGGGGATAACAAGTGTAGGTGGAACAGGTCAAACTATTATTAATAATAATACTAATAATATTACAACTATGTATCCTGAAGAAACAGCTAATGAAATGGATATACGAAATCAATCTAAGGCGGTGCCTTAATGACTGTAACTTTTGGAGGGGTAACTTTAAATATTTTAGAATTGACTGTTACGCAACATCCTCATAAGACAAAGCAAACTCTGGGAAAAAGGGTTACTCAGCATCAAATTATAGGTGCTGATAGTAATGATAATGTTTTAGAAATAGGTGGTGAGCTTGTTTCTAATACTGGTGCGGCTCTTAAAACTTTAAGAAATAGTTTAGAGAATTTGAATGATGGTGCTAAACACGCTTATGCTGATAGTTCTGATAGTAGATATGATGGGGATTATGTTATTGAGACTGGAAGCCTTCAATGGAATAGGAAAATATCTGATCTGTTTATTGGGTTCAGTATTAGGCTGGTGGAATGGTGAAGGTTTTACAGAGGATAAGTGATGATTTTGATGATTGTACTAATCCGAAGAAGATTTTAATGTCAATGAAAGATTGGGATAAGATGGTTGATGAAGAGAATCTTACTTCAGGTTTTTGCACTAAACATAAGTTGTTTTTGGGACATGATAATATGTGGTGTTTTAAATGTAAATCAGAAGAGTTTACTGTTGTTAGGCAGTTGCCTATTTTGGAGATTTTTGATACTCCTTATGAGGTTAGTGGGAAAGTTAATGAGGTGAAGATAATATGAGTGGGTTTGGAGCTGTTAAAACAGAGGGTCCGGCTGATAATCCTAAGATAGTATCTGAGCCGATTGATGGTAATATTAAAAATAAGCATTTGGACTCTGATGATGAATTTGTGTTTAAGGCTTTAGTTATTAAAAGCCCTAATGGAAAGAAGTTCAGGATAGAAGTTGATGAAACAGGTAAGTTAAAAACTAAGAAGAAAGAGAAGTGAGTCAAATTTGTTGCAAGAAATGTGGTTTGGTTTTGACCGATGCTCAAGCAAGAGCAGGGCATTGTCCGAGATGTTGGTATAAATGGCAGATAAAAAGGTTTTAACAATAGGTGCTTTGATTTTTATAATTATGAGTGGTATATTTTATGTTCAGTTTCAGGATGTTAAGATAAGAGTTGATGATGATCAGACTACTTTCTACAGGCCTAATCTGGATTATCCTTGGAT